GTGACATGGAGATCAAGGCCCTGTACGACAAGCGCACCTTCACCGGCCAGCTGGCCGCGCAGAAAAAGCACTTTGCCGAGGAGCTGATCTCCTACCCGGATGCACCGGAAAAGCCGGTCAGCGCGTCCGACCTCATCCGCCAGCAGCAGGAAATCCTTGCCCGCAACGGCGAGAATCAGCGCAAGCGCCAGCAGTTCCATGAGCTGGCCCGCCAGCGGGATGAAGCACTGGAAGAAATGCACCGTCTGGATGAGCGCATCGCCGAATTGACTGCACAGAGGGAAGAAGTAAGCAAGAAGCACACGCTGCTGTTCACGCAGGCCATGGATGCCAGTAAAACGGCGGAACAGCTGCAGGACGAATCCACTGCCGAACTGGAAGCATCCATCCGGGATATCGAGGAGACCAACCGCAAAGTCCGCGCCAATCTGGAAAAATCCCGCGCCGAGGACGAAGCCGCCCAGTATGACAGTGAATATAAGCGCCTGACCGAAGCCATCGCGCAGAAGCGGGCCGACCGTATGGCCCTGCTGAACGGTGCCGACCTGCCCCTGCCGGGCCTTGGCGTAGAGGACGGTGCCCTTACTTATAACGGTAAGCACTGGCGGGACATGTCCGGCAGCGACCAGCTGCGGGTGGCCGCTGCCATCGTACGCCGCCTGAACCCGGATTGCGGTTTCGTGCTGCTGGACAAGCTGGAACAGATGGACATGACCACCCTGCAGGAGTTTTCCGCATGGCTGGAAGCAGAGCACCTGCAGGCCATTGCCACCCGGGTCTCCACTGGCAGCGAGTGCCAGATCATCATTGAGGACGGCATGGTGAAGGATGCCGAAACCACCCTGCCGCCCGTCACCGAAAAGCCCCAGCAGAAAAGCTGGACGAAAGGAGCGTTCTAAATGAGCAAGTATGCAGTCACTGCCGGGGTGCAGGATTCCCCGGTCAAGACCGTGCTGTACGGTCCGGAGGGCATCGGCAAAAGCACCTTTGCATCCCATTTCCCGAATCCTGTTTTCATCGATACCGAGGGCGGCACCAAGCGGCTGAACGTCAAGCGCCTGCCCCAGCCCACCAGCTGGGCCATGCTGCTGGATGAGGTGGCCGAGGTACGCAAGGGCAGTGTCCCCTGCGGCACGCTGGTCATTGATACCGCCGACTGGGCTGAACGCCTGTGCATTCAGGCCGTGTGTGCCAAAGCCAAGGTGAACGGCATCGAAGATTTCGGCTACGGCAAAGGCTACACCTATGTTAAGGAAGAGTTCGGCAAGCTGCTGGACGCGCTGGAAGAGGTGCTGCAGGCCGGGCACAACGTGGTGGTGCTGGCCCATGCCGCTATTACCAAATTTGAGCAGCCGGATGCCGTGGGCAACTACGACCGCTGGAGCATGAAAACTTCCAAACAGGTGGCCCCGCTGCTGCGCGAGTGGTGCGATATGCTGCTGTTTGCCAACTACAAGACCGTTGTGGAAAAGGTGGGCGACGGCAAGAACGCCAAGAGCAAGGCCAGCGGCGGCAGGCGTGTACTGTACACCGCGCATCACCCCTGCTGGGATGCAAAAAACCGCTTTGACCTGCCGGAGGAAGTACCCTTTGACTATGCCAGCATTGCCGCCTGCATCCCCGGCGCAATGTCTGCACAGGCACCAAAACCGGAACCGCAGCCGCGTTCCCAGCCGGAAGCCGACATCCTGCCCAGCCCGCAGCAGGAAGCAAAGCCGGTGGCTCAGCCGCAGCCCGCACCGCTGCAGGAAAGCTCCGAGAAAAATGTTCTGCTCAGTCTGGGCGTGCCCGAAAAGCTGGCCGCTCTGATGAGCGCCAACAAGGTCAGCTGTGAAGAACTGCAGGGCGTTGTGGGCAAACGGGGCTATTTCCCGGAGGATATGCCCATCAAGGACTACCCCGCTGACTTTGTGGAGGGCTGTCTGATCGCCGCATGGCCGCAGGTGTTCCAGATGGTGCTGGATAACCGTGATATCCCGTTTTAACAGGCTCCCTCAAGGAGGGAGCTGGCACGTGTAAGCGTGACTGAAGGAGTTTTATAATAAAGGAGTAATTACTTATGAACGAAATGAACACCACCGACCGCGCCCTGAGCTGGGACGACGAATTTACCAACGAGCAGCAGGAGTTCGTGCTCCTGCCCGAGGGCGAGTATGCCTTTGAGGTCACCGGCATGGAGCGTGCCCGCTTTGAGGGCAGCGCCAAGCTGCCGCCCTGCTCCATGGCAAAGCTGACCCTGAAGATCTTCGGCGGGGCCAAGGGCGACACCACCGTGACCCACCGCCTGTATCTCCACACCAAAACGCAGGGCCTGCTGGGCGCTTTCTTTGAGAGCATCGGTCAGTGCAAGCGCGGCGAGACCTTCCGCCCCCGCTGGAACGAGGTCGTGGGTGCCAAAGGCATCTGCAAACTGGGTGTCCACGAGTACACCAAGCAGAGCGGCCCCCACGCGGGTGAGACCGGCCAGAGCAACGAGGTGGCGCGCTTCCTGCCGCCGCCGGAACCCAAGGCCGCACCCACTCAGGGCTGGACGCAGGGGGCATTCTGATGGGGCAGGAACTGAGACCCTACCAGCAGCAGGCCCGCGACCACATTCATGCCGAGTGGGAGAACGGCCACACCCGCACCCTGTTGGTGCTACCTACCGGCACCGGCAAGACCATCGTGTTTGCATCGGTAGCTGCCGATCAGGTGCGCGCCGGTGACCGGGTGCTCATTCTGGCCCATCGCGGTGAGCTGCTGGAACAGGCAGCGGACAAGCTGCAGCGTTCCACCGGCCTTGTCAGCGCGGTGGAAAAGGCAGATGCCACCTGTCTGAATACATGGTTCCGCGTTGTCGTGGGCAGCGTGCAGACCCTGCAGCGCACCGCCCGGCTGGAACGCTTTCCTCATGATTACTTTGGCACTATCATCATCGACGAAGCGCACCACGCCATTACCGACGGGTACCGCCGCATCCTCGACTACTTCGGCAGCGCCAAGGTGCTGGGCGTGACCGCCACGCCGGATCGCGGCGACATGCGCAATCTGGGCGAGGTGTTCGACAGCCTTGCCTTTGAGTATAAGCTGACCGATGCCATCAAAGAGGGTTATCTGTGCCGCATCATGGCCCAGACCATTCCGCTGAAGCTGGACATTTCTTCTGTCACCATGAGCGGCGGGGACTACGCCGTGGGAGACCTCGGCACTGCGCTTGACCCCTATCTGGAACAGATCGCCGCCGAGATGGCCCAGCGCTGCAAAGGCCGCAAAACGGTGGTGTTCCTGCCCCTCATCAAGACCAGCCAGAAGTTCCGGGACCTGCTGAACGCCAAGGGATTTTGCGCCGCCGAGGTCAACGGCCAGAGCGCTGACCGCCGCGAGGTTTTGGCCGACTTTGATGCCGGAAAGTACAACGTGCTGTGCAACTCCATGCTGCTCACCGAGGGCTGGGACTGCCCGTCCGTGGACTGCGTGGTGGTGCTGCGGCCCACCAAGGTGCGCAGCCTGTACAGCCAGATGGTGGGACGCGGCACCCGGCTCTCCCCGGGCAAGACCGACCTGCTTTTGCTGGATTTTTTGTGGATGACCGACAAGCACGAGCTGTGCCGCCCGGCTGATCTGGTTTGTGAGGACCGCGCCGTGGCCCGGCAGATGACCGAAAATCTGGCCCAGACCGGATGCCCGGAGGACATCGAGAAAGCAGCCGTGCAGGCCAGCGAGGACGTGGTGGCCCAGCGGGAAGAAGCACTTGCAAAACAGCTGGAAGAACAGCGCCGCAAAAAAGCCCGTCTCGTGGACCCGCTGCAGTACGAGATGAGTATTCAGGCCGAGGACCTTGCCGGATATGTGCCGGCCTTTGGCTGGGAAGCAGGCCCGCCCAGCGCTGAACAGACTGCTGCTCTTGAGAAAATGGGCATCCTGCCGGACGCTGTAGAATCTGCTGGTAAGGCTTCCCTGCTGCTGGACCGGTTGAACAAACGCCGCGCTGAAGGCTTGACCACACCCAAGCAGATCCGCGTGCTGGAACGTTACGGTTTCCAGAGCGTGGGCAGGTGGAGCTTCGATGCAGCCAAACACATGATCGACCGCATTGCGGTGCAGGGCTGGCGCGGTGTGCCCAAGGGCGTGAATCCCAGAACCTATGTCCCGCCTGCGGAACCGCCCGCTGCGCCGGACAGTCCTTTTAACTTTGGATGGTAACGCGAATGGAACATGAAAATGAACTCAAGGAAGCATTGGACTTCGTATCCCCGTCCGCCCTGACCTATGACGAATGGCTCATGGTGGGCATGGCACTGAAGGATGCTGGTCTGCCCGTTACCCTCTGGGAACAGTGGAGCACCCGCGATGCGGGCCGCTATCACAAGGGCGAGTGCGTCAAGAAATGGGAAAGCTTTCACGGCGGCGGGGCCAGCCCCGTCACCGCAAGCAGCATCTTCCAGCTGGCCTACTCCCACGGATGGAGCGGCCCCGCAGGCCACGCTCTGGACTGGAACGATGATATTTCTGTCGGCACCGGCGCACAAACCGAGGGCCGTCTGGTAGACCCACGCTGGGTGGAAGCCCATGAGCTGGCCCTGCCCGAAGAGTGGCACCCCGCCGACCAGCTCAAGCGCTACCTGCAAGCCCTGTTTGAGCCGGATGAATATGTGGCCTATGTGACCGAAAGCTTTATGGCCGCCGACCGCCGCCGCCCTGCAAAAGGCAGCTGGACCCGCACCGCAGGGCAGCTCATCACCGAGCTGGATGCCTGCGGCGGTGACCTCGGCAAGGTGGTGGGCGACTGTGATCCTGAAGTAGGTGCATGGATCTGCTTCAACCCTGTGGACGGCACCGGACGCAAGGATGCCAATATTACTGCCTACCGCTACGCCCTCGTGGAGTGTGACAACATGGAGCTGGGCAAGCAGCAGGCTATCATCAAGCAGCTGGAACTGCCCTGTGCGGCGCTGGTCTACTCCGGCGGCAAGAGCGTCCACGCCATCGTCAAGGTAGATGCCCCGGACTATGCCGAGTACCGCAGGCGGGTGGATTACCTCTACGCCGCCTGTCAGAAAAACGGCCTGACCATCGACCAGCAGAACCGCAACCCTTCCCGCCTTTCCCGGATGCCCGGCATCCCGCGCGGTGACAAACGGCAGGTGCTGCTGGAAACGAACATCGGAAAATCCTGCTGGGATGAGTGGCGGGACTGGCTGGAAGCGGAAACCGACGAGCTGCCCGAGACCGAGAGTCTGGCCGACGACTGGGAGAGCCTGCCCCCGCTGGCCGATGCCCTCATCACCGGGGTGCTGCGCAAGGGCCACAAGATGCTGCTGGCAGGCCCCAGCAAGGCGGGCAAGAGCTTTGCCCTCATCGAGCTGTGCATCGCTATCGCCGAAGGCACGCCCTGGCTGGGCCGGTTCTCCTGCGCACAGGGCAAGGTACTGTACATCAAT